AAAATTGTAAAAAAAACAAAAAAATATAAAAAAAAAAGTGTTAAACCAGGAAAAAAGGGTAAAAAAACATTATTTAAAGAATATATAGATAAGAAATATTCTAAAGAGCAATTAATTAAAAAATGTAAATCATTAGGTATTAAAATAATAACAAAAAAAAATGGAATATCTAAACCTATAAAAAAAGAAACTTTAATTAATAAATTAGTATCTCTTAAATTTAAATAATTATATTAATTAGAATAATGATTGATAAAACTACAACAAATTATATATTAGGAATGAGTGGTGGTGGAAGTGATAAAAATATTCAAAAAAGAATTTTATCGGGATTTACAATAGTTTGGTTAAGAAATTTAGCAATTAAATATAAAATTAAAATTGTTAAAAAAGTAAATAATAAGGATAAATTATTAAATAAAACTGAATTAATTAATAAATTAATAAAAAAAAAAAATAATATTAATTAGTTTTTCTTTTTGTATATATATTAAATAATTTATTATTATTTAGATCTATATCGTCTTTAAATTGTAAATTCCATTTACCTTCTTTATAATTTTCAGTTTTTGTTGTACATGTTTTATTATTAATTTCAATACCTCTTAATATATATAAATCTTTAATATAATCGTAATCACTGGGTCTTTGAGGATCTGTAATTACTAAACTTGAATTATAATTGTAATCATTATAATTATTATATTTATCTTTTAATATATTTCTATGTTTACAATATAATTTGTCTGATTCTGTTAACAAATCATAATTATCTTTTGGAATATTTGGTTCTTGTGTAGAATAAGGTTTATCAATAATTTCAATATCTTTTATTAAATTAGGATCATATTTTTTTTCATTATATTTATCAGAGCAAATTTTACCATATATGTTTTCTACACATTTAATTTGATTATTAATTTTTTCAGGTTCTTTAATATCAATATCCGTATATTTATTATAATTTATATCATTAAAAGGTTTAATATCTGTTATATACATTTTAATTATCTATATTATATTTTTATAATAATTTAATGTAGTTTTTTTTATAATTTTATTATAGTATTTAATAATAATATAATGACCAAAATAAATGCATCTTTAAAAAATATTCATAATATAAATAATAATATTATTCCAAAAAAAAATGTAATTATTTATTATTATTCTGATACATGTCCGTATTGTATTATGATGAAAGGTTTATGGAAAGAAATTTCAAATAAATATAAAAATGAAAAAAATATAACTATTATTTCCTTAGATAGAAAAATAATGTCAAAATTAAATAAAAATTTACATATTGAAATGGTACCAACAATAATATTTTATAAAAAAGGTATAAAACAATTTGAATTTTTAAAGGAACGTAATATAGAAAATTTAACTAAATTTTTTGATAAATGTATAAAATAAATATTTAAGGATATAATTATATAAAAAATAAATATGAGCAATAGTACAAAGAATGATGGTAATTCTTTTATAAATAACGTATTAGATAATAATATAGAACCTACGGAAGAAGAATTAGATACATTAAAAGCTATGGTAAATGATTGGTTTAAATATGATGATCAAATTAGAAAATTACAAGTTGCCATAAAAGAAAGAAAAGTACATCAACGAGCATTAAATACTAAAATAGAAACATTTATGTTTAATTTTAAATATAAAGATCTTAATACACAACACGGGTGTATTAAGGCAAATGAAAGAAAAATAAAAGTACCTGTTAAAATGTCGGAAATTAAAGATAAAATTTTACAATTAAATCATTTATCAGGAGAAGAATTATTAAAAGAAATTTTTTCAGATAGACCCATTGTTATAAAAAAAAATATTAAAAGAGTTATACCATCTGTTAGTTTGCAACTTTAATCACTATCGGATGTGTCACATAGTTTATCATAATCATAATTTGTTGAATAATATATTTTTTTTACATTATATTTACATATATATTTTTGACAATTTATACATGGTTTGGAATATTTTAAAATATTACCACTATTATTAGGACCTATTCTTACAACATATAGTTCACAATTATTTAAAATATCTTTATATTTTTTTTTTAATGCATTATTAATTGCTATTATCTCGGCATGCATACTATAATTAACTTTACCACTATTACAATACATATTACAACCTGAACTAATTATTGATTTTTTATAAATAATTATAGCACCATGTTTTTGAAACATATTTGAATTTTGAGCAATATTTGCTGCTATATTAAAATAATTAGAACGACGTGTATTAATATGTTGCGCTATTTCTTCATCAAAAATTTGAAAATAAAGTGAAGTGCAAATTATTTGATTTTGAAATTCTTTTAAATTTTTTTTAAATTCTTTAAATTCTTTATTTGATTTTATATTTAAACTATTCAACTGATTTAGAGAATTTACCATGATATTGATATTTATTTTAATTTATATTAAAAATAATTAAATATTAATATCAATTTTTTATTATTTTAAGAAAAAATGATTTTTTTTTATTGTGTATAATATTATTATTTTTTATTATAATAAGTATATTAAAATGGATGATTATAAATTTGATTTAGAATTAGATGAAAATTGCCCAATTATGAAACAACCAAAATTAATTAATATTCAATTAAAACCACATCAATTAACATGTTTAAGTAAAGCATATAAAATGGAAAAAACAGGAAAAATTAATTATAATATTGATAATAAAAAACATAATGATATTTATAATACTTGTTTAGATGGTGAATATGAAATTAATACAAATATTGGAATTATAGGAGATATAGTTGGTTATGGTAAAACATTAACAGCATTATCAATTATTGCTACTTCAGATTTAAATGATATATATATTAATACAGTATGTCAGAAAAGTTACATTAGTAATTCAAATTATTCATATTTTAGTTATTCTACAAAAAATAAAAAAATTAAAAATAATAATAATATTATTAATTCTACTTTAATTATTGTTCCCAGAGGACCTGTTTATATTCAATGGACTAAAACTTTAAAACAAGATACAAATTTAAAATATTTAGCTATCGATAATTTAAATTATATTAGAAAATATTTACCAGATCCAATTAATATTACTAATAATAAATTATTAAATTATTTTGATCAATTTGATGTAGTATTAATCAAAAATACTACTCTTGATGTTTTATTAAGATATTATTCAAATTCTATTAATCCAATAAATATGGATGATAATTATTTTAATGATTTATATGATTTTAGATTTTTATATCGTTGGAAAAGAATTATGATAGATGAAGCACATGATTTAGTTAAATTTATTCCTTTATTACATTATCATTTCTTATGGTTAATATCAGGTACATATGAAAATATTATAAATTCTATTAGATCACCTGGTAGTATTTTATTTGATATTCGTCAATCATTTAATGATCATAAAAATTTAAAATTAATGTTAATTAAATGTAAAAAAGAATTTGTTAGAAATAGTTTTAAATTACCCATTCCCGAAGAAAAATATTATCTATGTAAATTACCTATACAATTTGCCACTATTAAAGATTTTATTACAAATAGTGTTATTGAAAAGTTAAATGCTAATGATATTTCAGGTGCTATTAAAGAATTAGGTGGTAAAACAGAAACAGAGGATAATATGATCGAATTAATCTCAAAAGATATTAAAATAGATATAGAAAATAAAACAAAAGAAATTGAATATATAAAAACATTAGTTATGTCTATTGAACTTAAAAATCAAAAAATAAATAAATTAGAATCTGAATTAAAAATTTTAAATGAAAAATTAATTAATTTAACTAATAGAATTTCTGAATTATCTAATAAAACTTGTCCTATATGTATTGATTTTCTTAATAAACCTATATTATTAAAATGTACACACACTTATTGTGGTATATGTCTTATGAATTGGATTAAAAATAATTCTAAATGTCCGGAATGTAGAGCTAATATACACACTGATGATTTAATTGCTATTACAAATACTAATGAAAATAATAATGATACTAATAATATTTTAAACAAGGTTGATACGTTAATTAATATTATTATTAATAAAAATAATGGTAAATTTTTAATATTTAGTAAGTATGAAAGTGGTTTCTTTAATATTATTGATAAATTAAAATATAATAATATTTCATATGGTGAATTAAAAGGTAATACTTCCCATATGATGAATATTTTAAATGATTTTAAAAATTCTAAAATTAAAGTTATTTTACTTAATACTCAATATGCCGGATCTGGTATTGATATTAGTTACGCGACAGATGTTATTATTTTTCATAATATGGGTTTATCTAAGCATCAAGCTATTGGTAGAGCGCAAAGAGTAGGTAGAAATGATAAATTATACATACATAATTTATGTTATGATCACGAAATGCCTTTTTAAATTATATAAGAATAATATATATATTTTTATATATAATGAATTCTGATAATAATATTATTCCAAATAATGAAAATAATGTTAATAATGAAAATAATGTAAATAATGTTAATAATGTAAATAATGTAAATAATGTTAATAATGAAAATAATGTACATAATGAAAAAAAAATTATAGCGCTAGCTTTTCAGGGTGAATATTTTTCTTCTAAATTTTTATTATGTTGGACTAATACTTTAAGTGTATTGTGGCAATCTGGAAATTATGAATTTTTAATTGCTTCTGGTGATAATTCTTCAATATATCATTCTAGATTAAGATCACTTGGACTAAATAATGAAATACAAGTACCATTTAATAATAATAAATATGATTATTGGATTACTATTGATAAAAATATTTTATTTACTCCACAACAACTTATTGAACTTATTTCTTCTTTAGAAGAACATCCTGTTGTATCTGGATTATATAAAACAGAAGATGCTGTTAATTATTTTGCTGTAGAAAAAATAGATTTAGATTATTTTGCTAATAATGGTTCTTTTAAATTTATTTCACAACAAGATATTGATAAGTGGAAAACTGAACAAAATACAAAATATATACCTGTAGAATTTACAGGATTATCTTTTATTGGTTTAAGATCGGAAGTTTTAAAGAATATGGATTATCCATATTTTAACGGAGATAATATTATTATTAATAATGAAAGCAAAAATTTAAATATTGTTCCCACGGAAGATTATAATTTTTGTAAAAATATTATAAATAAAAATTATAAAATAATGTTAAATATTGATTTAAGAGTTGGTAATGCGGTAAATTTAATTATTTAATTTTCTTTAATTTTTTTTATTTTATTATAATAGATAGATAATATGAGTATATCTGGAGGGGGTGTTAAAAAAGCGTATGAAGAAATTGGTAAAAAATCTGTTTGTGGTAAAAAAAGAGTAGTATATAAAAGAGTTTCGGGAAAAGCTTCGAGAAAAGTTTATATGAAACATAAGGGTAAATTCTGTCAAGTTAAAAAATTTGAAGCAGCAATGATAGCTGCTGGTAAATGGAAAGTAACTAAAAAAACTACTAAAAAGAAATCTCCTAAAGCATGTAAATCTAATCAACATAGAAATCCCGCAACTGGTAGATGTGTAAAAAATAAGGTTAAGAAAAGTCCCAAAAAAAAAGGAAGACCGCGTAAAAAATCCGCAAGACATTCCAATCGCCAAGGAAGTTATTAGATATTAGTTATTAGATATTATATTTATTTCTTATTTTTTTTTTGTTATATAATAATATTATAATTGTTGTTAATATTATACCATGTATTAATAATATTAATATATAATTTGATATTTGTCTTTCATCATTAGCACAATTACATTTATGATGATTTATTAATAATAAACCATATTCATTTACATTATATGTATAATATATATATATTATATAATATAATAATAATAATCCTATATATGTTGATAATATTGTATTATTTGTATTATACATTATTGTTGGTGGTAATAATATTAATAATATTGTAAATATAAATATAGGTGTGTGTAATATATTTAATAATTCCTCTCTTTTTAATTCTTTAGGTACTATACAATTACATAATTTATTATCTCTTTTCCAAGATAATTTCTTTATATATGAATGAGCATAATATATAGATATTGATATTAATATTATTATTAAATAGTATAATATATTTATTATCATTCTTATTTATATATATATTTTTATTTCGATAAAAAATGATATATCTAATATTTATTGTTTTATATAAATTAATGAAATATTTAAATTTATTACCAGATGATATTATTGATTATATATATACTTTAATATATTTTACCCAATCTCCCTTCTTAATTTCTGATATTAAACATTATTTTAATATTAAAAAACTAATTATTAATATATATAATGAATATTATGTATATACTAACTATATTAATAATGAATTTAATATATATAATGCTATTGAAAATGATATTTTATTTTTTTTAAATGACAAAATATCTTATAATTATGGTATTACTCGAAATAATTTGTATAAATTAGAAAGATTATTATCATATTCTATAAAAAAAAATATAAATTTAAAAAAAACAAATTATAATTTCTATATTAACAATAAAATATCTGCTATATCTCGAATAAATAGGTGTTTATCTATATTAACTATTGATGAAAGAAATGATTTTATTAAAAATTATATATAAAAAAATGATAATTATCTTATACTAATATAGTTAAATGTTAAATAAAATTGATAATTTATATATAAATAATAACCGACCAAATACCGCACCTGTTTCTAGAAAAGATTATAAAACTTTATTATCTAAAAGATTGGGTTATAATTCTGATTTGTTTTTAATAACAAAAATAGATACTTTATATTTTAATAAAAATACATCACCACCGCCTGCTCCTAAATATTCAAATAATAATGAAAATATTTTTATTATTTAAATATTTATTAAATTAATTACATATTTAAAAAAGAAATAATTGTATTTTATTAATATTTTTTATTAGTAAATCTCTGTTATTTTTTTTTGCTATAAATAAATTTATTTTTAAATTTTGATATTCTATTGTATTAATTTCTTTATTATTATTATTATTTTTATTAATATTATAATGAGAATAAATATAATTATATATTGATTTTCTATTTCTTAATTGAAATAATTTTTTTTTAGTATAACAATAATCTGTTATATCATTTAATAATTTTTTATCTTGTTTATATATTATTAAACTATATATATAATGAATTAAATCATCAGGAAAATCATCAGGGATTTTCATATATATTATATATAATATATTTATATTTATATATTTTATTTATTAAAAGTATAAAAATAAAAAAATGATTAAAAAAATAATCTAATTATTAAACAATCATTAAATATAAATATTTAATGTTTATAAATTCAAAAAAAAATTATATTATTTTTGATGATTTACCAAATGATATTCTCAACAATTGTTATAAATATATTTATTATCCACAATCAACAGATTTACTTAATGAAATTAAAATAAATGTTAAAAGTCGTATTATGAAAAAAATTTTTAATTACGATTCTAATAATCTTATTGATATTCATTATCTATTTTTAATTAAATGGTATCATTATTTTGCTTATTCTCTTTTAAGTGAACTTGATAATGAACAAAAATCTACTAGTATTTATGTATTATCTTTTGCTACTATTAATCAACAATCAACTGAATGGTGTTTATTAATAAATGAAATTATTAAGGAATTGCCCATGGAATATGTATTAGAAGTGTTTGAAAGTATTTGAATATATATATATATATTAAAAACTAATTTAGCTAAAAATGTATAATTTTATATTTTTTTTTATTAATTTTTATTAGTCATTGTAGTAATGTTTTTTTATAATTATTATCAGGTTTTTAACATAATTTATTTTTTTTGGGAAAAAATTTATGTTTAAAATTAAAAAAGAGTAAATGAGCAAAATATATTTTTCTCGTAACAAAACATATATTTGCTCATTAAATATCACGATCGTTACAGTAGTTGCTCATTTTTGCTCTTTTTTTGCATATAAAAATGAGCAAAATACAAATCATATTATTGACAAATATTAAGTTAATACATATCAGAATGGTGATAAAATATATTAATATGGTAAAATACACAGGTTATAAACAAGTGGCTAAAATGTTATCCCTAATGGCTAAAATGTTATCCCTAATGGCTAAAATGTTATCCCTAATGGCTAAAATGTTATCCCTACTAGATATAATATATACTTGATAGAAAATGTAATTATTTAGTATATATTCTATTTACGAACTTATATATATAGATTCTATTTCATAATTTTCAAAATAAAGTCAAAAAAAAAAAGTTGGCAATATAAACCATTCCCGCCAGCCCTTACCATCCATACCATACTATATAATTAATAATCACAAGCGACATCATATGACGTCTTAAATAATAATATATATAATAAAATTAGTAAATTAACAAATTAAGAAATTTCTCGTAATAAAATATATATTTAAGATTTAAATATGACTATAATATAGTTATGTATCATAATTCTTCGTTTATAATATATAAATGTGATGAATGTAATTATGAAACTAAAAAAAAATATAATTTAAATAGGCATCATATTAATAAACATAAATATATAGATAGTGATATAATTAATGAAAATATAAACGAAAAAAATGTAATCCCAAGAATAATTTGTAATAAATGTAATAAGATTTATAAAACTAAGAAAAATTTATTAATACATGAAAAAAAATGTAATGGATTAGATGATTTAACATGTCATAGATGCATGATATCATTTACAAATAGACATAACAAATCCCGACATGTTGCAAGAAATAATTGTAAACCAAGAAGTATAATCTATGCTCGCAAACCAAATAATAATAATATAGAAAATATAGAAAATATAGAAAACAATTATAATATAGAAACACAAAATAATATAGAAAATCATAATAATAATAATAATATAACTATTAATAATTATGGTAATGAAAGGTATGATTATCTCAATTATGAAAAAATGTTAGATATTTTTAAAAAAGCATATGATATACCTAGTTTATTAACTAAAGAAATACATTTTAATATTAATTTTCCAGAAAATAATAATATTATTAAAAGTAATAAAACTAACTGTGCATTAATAAAAATGAATGAAGAATTTATATATAAAAATTTAAATAATTTAGTTTTAGAACTTATAAATGATAAAGGCATATTAATGCAAAAATTTGCTATAGATAATAAAGATAATATATGTTTAAAAATGGATACACAAAGATATGAAATAATATTAGAACTTTTACTAAAACTTATATTATTAAAAGAACCTTGTGAACTATATAAAAAACAAGTTAATAATATTATTGATTTAATTAGAAATAGTAATAAATAAAAATATATTAATTAAAAAAAAGTACATTTCTTTAAAAATTTAAAATTTATAAAAAGGTTTTTATAAATTTTATAAAAATAAAGAAATGTACTTTTTTAATAAATTTGTATTAATTAAAAAAAAATGAATTATTTATAAAGTAGTAAATTATATGTCTATTATAATTTGGGATAAATTACCTGATTGTATATTAGATAAAATTTATGAAAAAATATATTTATCACAACCTAAAAATTTGTTACATGATATAGTTAGTTATAAATTTACTATTAATTATATTAAAGAATTATATTCTTTATTAAATAGTAATGATAATACATATTGGAAAATATTATGGCAAATAGTATTATATTTTGAAGTAGGAGATAATAAACATAAAAATCTTAAAATGATAAATATGAAAGATTTTGTTATGAATAATAATAATATAATGATAAGATATGAAGGTGGGTTATATTGGGTTAAAAAATATATAATAAAGATGACTAAAAATGATAGATATAATTTTATTAATAAATTTAATTTATATTTAAGCGAATTATTGTTGTCTGTATAATAATATTATGTATCAAAGATATAAATAATAATTTTAAGATCTAGATGTAGTTTATAATGTAGTTTTTAGAGAGGATATAAAAAATTTAATATTTATATAAAAGAATAAGTTTTTAATGTTAAATCTATTATATAACTTATAACATCAACATTAACAGCATTTCCAAATTGCTTATATGCTATATTATCATTCTTATGTATTATAAAACTTTCTGGAAAAGATTGTAATCTCGCACATTCTCTCGGTGTAATATATCTTTTTTCTTTTGCATATATTGGTGTTTGTACAATTGCTACTAATGTTGGAAAATAATTTGTTTTCTTTACTCTGATACCTGATTGTCTAAATTGGATAAAGTAATTCCAAATACTATCTCTTGATTTTTTCTTTCCTACTTGCCATTCTAATTTACCATTTATTTCTTTTTTTTGTAAAATTTCTTTATGTTTATCATACCATTCATCCCAATAAATTTTATATTTATTATAAAGTGGTATGTTTTTTTTTATATAATCTTGTTTCCATTTAGGTAAATTTATTAATTCTTTATTTGTATATTTTTTATAAAATTCATTACATAATATAGCAGGAGTTAATATTTCATTTTCATCAAATTTTTGTATCATTTCATCCCATATATTTAAAATATTTTCAACATCTTTTGAAATAATATATTTATTAGTTAAGTTTTTATTTGTTTCAATAATTTTAGTTATATTAATTGGTATATTTGGTAATTTAAAATTAATAACTTTATCTTTATCATATATATTTTTATTAATACATACAAAAATTATTCTTTTTCTTTGCTGCGGAATACCTAAATTATGAGGTGATAATTCAAAAATAGTATCTTTTTCATTTACATAATAGCCAGTTTCATTAATTCTATCTATAATATGATTAAATGTTTTACCATTATCTATATTTTTAATATGTTTTACATTTTCCAAAAACATAAATAAAGGTTTTTTTTCATGTGCTATTCTTAAAATATCTTCAAACAAAGTACCACGGGGGTCTTTTAGATGACCTTTTTTTCCAGCATTACTAAATGAATTACATGGAAATCCTGCACATAATATATGAAAATCAGGTATATTTTTTTCATTAATTTTTTTAATATTTTTTTGGGGTTTAATACCATAATTTTGTTCATAACTTTCTCTACATTTATTATCAATATCACATGCCATAATACACTCGCAATTATATTTAAGTAATGCCTGATGAAATCCTCCTATACCACAAAATAAATCAATAAATTTTATATTATTTTGATGTATATTCATAATTAATTAATTATAAATATATAAGTTAATATTATATAATTATAATATTATTATTTAAATTTATATTATTAATATTTGATAATTATGTAAATAATGTATTAGTTTCACAATTTACAAATAATTTATTATATCTAAAAAAAAATAAAAATTGATATGATAATATTATTATGTTGTTAAATATGTTTAATTGTTTTAAAAATAATGAAATTAATAATTTACATTATAATACTACACCATTTTTCTCATTAAAAAATAAAAAAAAACATGTAAAGTATTAGATGTTTATGATGGTGATACTATTACTATAGGTTTTAATTTAAAAGGATTTGGTATTATAAAAATAAAATGTAGATTATTTGGTATTGATACACCTGAAATGAAAGGATCATTAGATAAAATAAAAAAAGGAATAAATGCTCGTAATTATTTAATAAAAGAGGTTTCAAATATAGTTATTAATAGCAATAATAATTATACAAGAAATGAAATTAAAAATCTTTTAGGTAATTTTAAAAAAACAATTAATTGTTTATTTGATGATATGGATAAATATGGTAGAATATTAATAACATTATATGACAAAGATAATAATAATATAAATACAAAATTAATTGATAATGGATATGTAAAAAAATATGATGGTGGTAAAAAAGATATATAATAATTTAAGTATAAATTTTATTTTTTTTTTTTTTTAAATTAGTTTTAATTGGAAAAATTTTTTTTTTTTCTTTTTTTTTTTTTTTTTTTTTAAATTTATTTTTTTGTTTTTTTTTTAATTTATTTAAATTTTTAATTTTATTAT